ATGAAAAATGCTTTTATGAAGTTAATGCTACTTATCACATTAACTGTGAATTTTTTGGTACCGGTTTATGCTGAAGATTATGTAGATATTAACAACGCTTATATGGAAACGATAAGTGCACTTCATAGTGAACTTAGTTATAATTTTAAATATGACGATTATATAAGAATACATAGTATAGCATTGTACGATATAAATAAAGATGGAATAAATGAAATGTTTGTAAAAGTTGGAGGCTGTGAAGCAAATTATATATATTTTGTTTTTACATTTGTTAATGGAAAGGTAGATATGTTAGGATCTTTTAGTGGTGGTCATTCAAGTTTATTTGAATATACAGGAAATGGAGTATCATTGTATTATGTAAATCAAGGATATGAAGTTTTATCTACGATCTCAATGACAGATAACTATCAACTCTCATTGAAACATGAATCTGAAAACAATAATAATATCAGTGATAAAACAATTCAACCTTCAACCATAATTGATGAAACAGTAGTTGATTTATAGTTCTTTACTAGAAAAATACATGTTAGATGCGAATATTAAAAATTTTTAAACGGGAGTAGTTTTTCTTATTCTTGTTGTAGTTCTTGAATTTGATTTAAGGGTGGTCAGATTGTCGGACTGCCCTTCTTTTATATACATTTGCATTATAGAAAAGAGGAATTACCAAAAAGATAATTCCTCATGTTATAACTTGCCCTTAACGTATTAAATTTTTTGAACTTTTATTATACTGTCCAAAATAAATTCCATCTTATAGAAATCTATAGGATTTTATCCCTTATATAACGACTTTGTAAAAATAACTAAACAAGCTTTATACGTAGATATATAAACCCTATAAGAACGCATTAAAAATACTTAATTTTAGTTCATTGCCTTTGCAAAGTTTAAAAACAACCCCAGTATTTATGCCACTTATAGCGCCTTATTTTTCAACTGTACGCAATTTGTACGCAAGTCTTTAAAAATGAATGTGATTTAATTTTTTTATTTTGTACGCAATTTTGTTTTTACGCAACTTATGATAAAAAATCTCCAACTTTAATTACTTGATTTTGTTTTTCTTCATCTAAAACATGAGTATAAGAAATAGTTGTGCTGTAGTTACTATGTCCCATAATATTTTGAATAAATAACGGGTCTAATTTCTTTTCAAAACATCTTGTGGCAAAGGTGTGTCTAAAAGCATGTGGATGCAGTGATTTAAATTCTTTTGGTTTTCGACCCTCTCTTGAAGCTTTATAAATTTCTTGCAGGTTAATGTTTCTAACTACCTTTTTAATATCATGAGCTAGCACATATCTTGTAATAGGAGCACCCATTGTGTTTGTAAAAACCAAATTACCGTATTCAGGTTTTGATCTCCACCTATCTCCAAGTTGTTTTTTATATTTTTCCTGCTTCTTTTTCCATGCTTTTAAAAGTGAAGAAGTTTCACCAAAAAACGGAATGGCTCTGTATGAATTTAATGTTTTGGGAGTGGTTAATTTTTCTGTTTTTGTACCTTTATAGTAATCTGTTTGCATGGAATGGTTTATATTTATACATTTTTTATCAAAATCTATATCTTCCCATTGGAGAGCAGAAAATTCCCCTATTCTCATTCCTGTAGATAATAGTATGGCATATGCTTCAAAGTAGTAACTGTTTTTTACCTCTTCGAGAAAAATTTTTTGTTCCTCAAGAGTTAATACACGTTTTTCTTTGGGTTTTACATTATCGTTTTTGACATTAATGCCTATACAAGGATTAAAATTAATTAAGTGGTTTATAACAGCATTCTCAAAACAATCTTTTAAAATACTGATTGCCTCTTTCACAGTTCGTGTGCTATATCCATCGTCAAATAATTGAGAAGTAGCACCCTGTATGTCTATTTGTAATACATCTACCATTTTTTTATTACCGAGAATTCGAACATAAGTATTTCTTATTTTTCTATCATACGACCTACGACTGATATCACTTTTTAAATTGGGAGCTTTACATTTTGTAAACCATTCTAAATACCATTCCCCAAAAGTAATATTATCGTTATAGATATTTTCTTTATTATATACTTTTCTTTTTTCTTCTTCGAATGATTTTTTAAGCTCTGCCAAGTTAAAACTGTAAATGTCTATTTTATGACCTCTAATGGTTGCTCTAGCTTCATATCTACCATCCTTTCTTTGACTAATTCCTTTTTCTAAAACTTTTCCTTTTAAATCTTTTCCCATAATCGTTAATCCTTTCCTAGTTAATTAAGACTATAGGGAACGTTATATGATTACATATTAATATGTTTTATTCCAAATTTCAACACAAAGTTCTTATATAGGAATATTGTACTTTGCGCAATTAGTAAGATATAGTTCGAATTGTTTTTTGTTTACATATAATCTATTCCCCATTCTAATTGTAAAATTATTTTCAGGTCTTTTTATGATTTCTCTTACTTTTGTTTGCCCCCATCCTGTTAGTTCACAAACTTCAGAAATTGTTAATAATAATTTTTCCATATTTGTAACACCACCTTATTTATTATAAAATCTAATTATAAAAGAATAATGGCATGTATTATACACACCATTATTCTATACTTCTTTATTTAATTCTTTCCAGTAGTACCGAAGCCACCTCTGCTGATGTTATCTAAATTATCAACAGTATTAAATTCAACAGGTGGTTGGATTTTATTTAATCTGAATTGACATAATCTATCGCCCTTATGTATAATAGTATCTTCCATAGATATTACAGGTAACTTCCACTCATCTGAAGAACCACAATAAGTCGAATCAATAACGCCGAAACTATTTGTCTGTAACACCTTAAAATTCTTATACATACTACTTCTTGGAACAATATTGGCTTCGTAGCCATCAGGTAACTTCATCGCAACCCCTAATGGAATTAACTTAAATTCGCCTTTCTTTAAAGCGATAGTTTCGTTGGCAGATAAATCAATCCAGTCGCCCTTTTCAATCTTCTTTAATTTCTTTGCACCGTTAAAATATTTAATATCTATCTTTAAAGCCTTAGTTGTATTAAACAAGTCTTTAATAGATAAAAGTAATAATATAATTAATAAAAATATAATTAAAATCTTTTCCATATGTATTTCTCCTTTTTTAATCTAATTTTCCATCTAACACTTTGTATACTACATAATACTTACCGTCTATTTTTTCTATATGTAGGTCGTCAATCCCATACACCTTATGATAAATAGGCACTTTATTTTCCATGAAAGTGAAGAGATATGGTATACGACCTTCTTCGTATAACTTAGACTCTTCTTTTGTAAGTTCAATCATATTAACACTCCTTTCTTTAGTTTAGATATAAAATAAGTTTTTCTTGAGTTAAAGATTTTTGTACATCTATCACTCTTTGATTTTTACTTCCTCTATACGCAAGAGAAACATCTCTCTGTTCATCTATGTATTCTCCATCTACCAGAACATCTATGTAGGTTAATATGCTATTTCTAATAAAATTATCTATGTCAAAATTTTGCTGAGATACAGAATTAAAGTTTACAATATCTTCTATAGAATAACCCGTATAGAGCCAAATGTTCTTTTGAGGATATGAAATTCGGATTTCTTTAACCAAAGATAAAACCTCGTCAATGTTCTGTTTAGCAAGAGGTTCTCCTCCTAAAATAGAAATTCGTTTAATATATGGTCTGTCAACTAATTTTATAAATTGTTCTCTTGTTTCTTCTGTCCACTCTTTCCCACCGTTAAAATCCCATGTTTCAGAATTGAAACAATTGAAACAGTGCCTGTCACAACCTTGAACAAAGAGGGAGACGCCTACTCCCTCTCCATTAGAAATATCCATTGATCGAATTTGTGCAAATCTCATAAATTAATCCTCCGCAATATCGGTTAAATGAACATATCTTTCTTTAATCTCTTCTGTACGTCCTTGATTCCAGAAATTGCTACCAATATATCCGCAAGTTCTTCTTGATACATTCATTTTTGATTTATCTCTATTTCCACAGTTAGGACATTCCCAAATCAGCTTGTTGTTTTCATCAATGATTTTGATTTCTCCGTCATAACCACAGACTTGACAGTAATCACTTTTTGTATTAAGTTCGGCATACATAATGTTTTCATAAATATATTTTAAGACTTCAAGAACGGCTGGAATATTTTGGGTCATATCTGAAGTTTCAACATAAGAAATTGATCCCCCTAGAGACAATGATTGAAATTCAGATTCAACATAAAGTTTTTCGAAAGCATTGATTGGTTCTTTAACAAAAATATGATAAGAATTAGTAATATAATCTCTGTCTGTAATACCTTCAATAATACCAAATCTTTTTTTCAAACATTTGGCAAATTTATATGTAGTTGATTCTATTGGACTTCCATATGTGCTATAGCCGATATTTTCTGTATTTTTCCATTGTTCACATTTTTTATTAAGAAACTCCATTACCTTAACCCCAAAATCATGCCCGATAGAATGATCTGTATGTGACTTGCCTGTCATATACTTAACACATTCATAAAGTCCAGCATAGCCAAGAGAAATACTTGAATACCCATTATGAAGTAGTTCATCTATTTTTTCACCTTTTTTTAATCTTGCAAATGCACCATCCTGCCATAAAATAGGAGCTACATCTGACAAAGTTCCTTCAAGTCTTTCATGTCTACATTTTAATGCCTTATGACAAAGTTCTGTCCTTTGCTCCATTAATTCCCAGAACTTATTAAAATCACCTTCAGACGATAACGCCACATCAACAAGATTAATCGTTACTACACCTTGATTAAATCGTCCATAAAACTGATAATTGTTATTTTTATCTTTATATGGCGAAAGAAAACTTCTGCATCCCATGCATGGAAACACATTATTTTCTTTAAATTCTTTCATTTTCTTTTCAGAAATATAGTCAGGAACCATTCTCTTAGCTGTACAACGAGCAGCAAGCTCTGTAAGATACCAATATGGACTATCTTCACTTATATTATCTTCTTCAAGTACATATAATAATTTAGGAAATGCTTGTGTTACAAATACATTAACTTCATTTTTCATCCCTAAAATTCTTTGATTTAAAAACTCTTCTATGATCATTGCAAGTTCTTTTTTATATTCTTTTGTTTCCCCAAGATACATAAACACACTTAAAAAAGGGGATTGTCCGTTTGTTGTTGTCATAGAGTTGCATTGATAATTAAAAGTCTGTACTCCATCTACAATTTCTTTTTTTGTGTCGATACAAGCATATTTATTAGCATCTTCAATTGTAAAGCCCCAATTAATATACTTATTATAGTAAAAATTGTAACTAGCTCTTACAAATGGTGCAAGATGTGTTAAACTAATACTAGCGCCCCCATATTGACTGCTTGTTACTGCTGTAATAATTTGAGTTGCAATTGTCATTGCTGTGATAAATCTATGAGGTTTATCAATTTTAACTTTATTAATACAAGTGCCATTCTGGAGCATATCTTCTAAATTAATTAAACTACAATTTGTTATTGCATTTTGTCCAAAATAGTCTGCGTCATGAAAATGAATCAAACCTTCATCGTGTGCTTGCACTACTTCAGGAGGTAAAAGAAATCTTCTACTAATATCTGTACTAACAATACCCGCCATATAATCTCTTTGAGTAGTTAACAATCTAGCATTTTTATTTGAATTTTCATTATTCCAGTAATCACTTGTTCCGCATAATAATTCAGAAATTTGTTCATCGGTTGTATTAGAGTTTTCCCTCTGAAATTCTCTAATGCTTCTATAACCTTCATATGCTTTGGCAGTAAGTCTTTGTTTCTTTGTGATCAATTTATTGTATACCATTAACTCGATATCAGATATACTAACTTCTTCTTTATTCTTACATTCTTCTTCAATTTCATCTGCAATAGTTTCTGCAACTTTGGGTTTAACTATTCCAGACCCATATTTCATCGCTTTTAAAATTGCTTGTGAAATTTTTGTTTTATCAAACTCAGCAATTTCACAATCTCTCTTTATTACATTCATTTTACTTCACCTCTCCAAATTCTTTCCATATGTATTTCTCCAGTTTAGTTGGAACATCAGCTTTGTGATTGGTTCTTTTATACTTACCGTTTTCTAATCTTTCTAATATAAACATCCCATTTGATACATCTTTAACTACACGAAAAACATAATCTGAATTTTCATCTTGTCTATAACTACAACATACTACTACGTCTTTACTTGCCATAATCTATTTGTGCCTTTCTAAGACAGTTATTTTCATAGTTACCAATTTCATTTTCGAAAATAATATTTTCAAAGTTATCAAAATTCTGATTAAAATCATCTGCTGAATTAAGAGTAATTCTAGGAATCTTTTCTAGTCCACTAAAATTCTTGCCTTCAGCAATCATTCTCTTTACACTCTTAATAAGTCCATCTCTATATATCATTCGCTTTAATCTTGTAAAGAATGGAGCTTTTATTTCTATTACACATATACCTTTCTTAAAATTCTTTAAGCTAAGTGTTTGTAATGTTTTTATACCAGAAACATCTATTACATAAAATAAATTATTATTTAATTGTTTCTTGGTTGAAAAATAAAAATTACCATCAAACTCACAAAAAGCAGCGACCTGACTAGCTTCTAACCCGCTAAATCTTTTAACATATTCTTTATTATCTATAAAGATATGTGTGTCTTCCGTAGGTGTTCGTCTCTTTCTTGTAGTATAAGACTTTAACTCTGTTGTGTTGTGCAAAGAACAAAAATGTGAAACAAGACTAGATTTTCCTGTTCCACTTTTACCAACAATCAAATACAAATATTTGTACGAATTGTTATTGTTCATCTTTAATCATCCTTTCTTTAGTTTTATATTTATATAAGCCCTTATGGGATTATTTATTAGACAAAAATATTGAGTAAGAAAATTTCTTTAAAAACCTTTAAAATATTTTAAAAAAATTATAGTTTTTCTATAGAAATAATATAAAAATTATTAAAGTTTTTTAATTAATTGACTGACAACGATTACCAACTATAGATATATTCATTCCTAAAAGTTGTGTTAACAAAAAGATAATATAAACAATTTTTTAGGAGATTAAAACAATGTATAACTTTAAGAAAAAGAATAGAAAGGGTAATTATATAGTCAAGTAATTAACTAAAGTATCTAAATATATAATTTGCAGTCCTTACTCAATATTTAATTGTATAGAGTGTTGTTTTTATTAACACTCAGTCCCTCCAGAGAGATTCGAACTCTCGACCTCGTGATTAAAAGTCACTTGCTCTACCACTGAGCTATGGAAGGATAATATTTCCTAATATATAATTCTCTTTTTCAGACAACCTATTGATTTATCTGTAATTTTATGTTATTATCAGATTATATCAATATGTTTCTTTGTTATAGAGCAATAGACTAATTCCCACTTCTTTCTATTGCTCTATATTTATATTCACTATAACATATCTAATAAATCATCTTCTGTTATAATAGAAACACCTAATTCTTGTGCTTTCTTATATTTACTAGAAGTAGAAACTTCGTTGCAAACCAAGAAGTTAGTTTTCTTAGATATAGAACCTGCGACAATTCCGCCACAATCTTCTATTCTCTGCTTTGCTTCATCTCTATTGCTAAATTTATTTAATGAACCAGTTATAACAAATGTTTTACCATTCAATTTATTATTCACCGTTTTATCATCTGGTTTAGCAAATTTTAAATTATAAGCAATGTTAATGACATCTTTGCAATGTTTATTCCAATAATGGAATATTGAAGATGAAATGTTATCACCTATACCTTCTATATGAGAATAAGCCGCTTCACCTTCTAAAGAGGTTATAGTGTTAAATGTAGTGAAATCATAGTTACAGTATTTAGCTATTTCTTTACTAACAGTTTTACCAACTAAAGGAATAGATAATGAATATATAAAGCTTGATAAATCTGTCACTTTACTATTCTCTATTGCTGTCAAGAGTTTATTAACCGATTTACTACCAAAGCCGTCAAGCTTTTTCATCTCATTACTATAATTCTCCAATAGATAAATATCTTCTATAGAATTTAGCCAACCTAATTTAATAAACTTCTCTAGTGTAGCTTCAGATAAACCTTCTATATCCATAGCATTTCTACTTACATAATGAGTTAATTTTCCAAGCAATTTACCTTTACAATTATCGTTACTACACACTAAAACAGAAGAATCTTTTGTCTTAGTTATTACAGTAGGTTCACCACATATAGGACAAACATCTGGTATCTTGCAAGTTCCTGTTCTATCTATATTGTCATGAACTTTAGGTATTACTTGATTTGCACGATATATTCTAATTCTATCTCCTATACCTAATTGTAAGTTCTTTATGTAGTCTATATTATGTAATGTGGCTCTAGTTGTAATTGCACCACCTAAATCTACTGGTTCAAAGACTGCCACAGGATTAATTAAACCTGTCCTAGATGTATTCCATTCAATATCAATAAGTCTTGTTTCATATAATTCATCATCAAACTTATATGCCATTGAATGCTTATAAAATTTATCTGTACGTCCCATAGATTCAGCGAGTTTGTAATCGTCAACTGCTACAACAGCACCGTCATAAGGAATATTCTTTTCATCTGCTACCAATCTTACATTCTCCAATATGTACTGTAATTTTTCTATATTTTCTAATATATATTGTGATTTGTCTGTATTATATAGATCAGATGAGTCATTTGAATATTCCCACATAGGAACTATCTCGAAGCCATTACTTTCTGCTTCTTTTAAGTCTAAGTAAACCGAATTGTTTGAGAAACCTTTTATTACTCTCCAAGCAATAAATCTCATATTGCGAGATTGAGCTTCTTTACTAGATAACATTGTTAAACTACCTGCTACAAGATTACGAGGATGTTTATATTTATCTTTATCTGATAAATTCTGATTAATCTTTCTAAACATTTCCCAGTCAATAATAACTTCTCCATCTATTATTAAATCTTCTTTGTATGGAATTTCTTTTGGGATGTTATTAATTGTTAAAACATTCGAAAGAACATCTAATCCGTTTATACCATTTCCTCTAGTTTCACCAGAAATCAATTTACCATTAATATAATGTAGAGATAGACTCAGTCCGTCACATTTTACTGAAACAGTACAACGGTTATTTCCAATAAAACTTATTAAATCTTCAAGGTTTTTAGTCTTGTCTAACGATAACATTGGGTGATTATGTGTTACCTCTTTCAACTTATCCAAGACAACATAACCTACATTTTGAGTTGGAGAGTTATTAAATATCATTCCAGTATCTTGTTCAAGTTGTTTTAATTCATCATATAGCTTGTCCCACTCATAGTCGCTCATAATAGGAGTTGAGGTATAATAAGCAGTTGATGCTGTGTTTAATGTATTTATTAGGTTTTTAATTCTTTCTACTTTATCCATATATTCTCCTTTTGAAATCCTGCTTTCATCACTCTTTTATCACTATATATAGTATTGTAAATCCATATATACTACTATATATAGTAGTTATACTTTTCTATATTCACTAAGAGCTTGATAAAAGGCTTCAGTATTGTCATATCCACAACTTTTCATCTCTGAACAGAATCCTCTATAGATACATTCTCTAACACAAACAGAATATAGTTCTGGTTCATAACTTTTAATTGTGTCAAGAAGTAATTGCCAGAACTCTCTTGTTTCTTTACTTGCACAAGAACAAAGTCTTTTTCTACTAATATTAATAAATGCCTGAAAGTTAATTCTTAATCTGACATTCTGTAATGTGTTTCTATTAGGTACTTCCGTATATTCTGCTCTATCACTTCTTAATGACCGAACATATTTTTCAATACCGTTAAAATGTCGAACGATATGTCCAATGACAAATGATGGTATTTCATAGCAGTTTAAAATAAAGTATCCATCTCTTATTGGACTATGTTCTGCTAATAATATTCTCTTTTTCCATTCACTTGTTGGATATTTACCAGTATATTTACCCATAGTAAACATAGCAGAGTTCTTTATTTCCTGCCACATATCCTCATGTTTTGCTACTTCAATCCTCATTTTTTATCAATCCTTCTTTAATCAATTCTTGTTTTGTCGTTTCATTTAAGTTACTTATGTAGAAGAGCTGAGTATGACTACCAACATCAATCACTACTCTATTCTCCTTTAACCATCGTCTTATTGCATAACATTTATAATTATGTTGTTTCAAGAACTTTCTTATTAAAGAAAATGCTTCACTTAGAGTGTTTGGATAACCGATGACTTTGATTCTACGGTTTGTATTGTTGTTATCATATTCATTCCACTCTAAAGTCAAAGACATGTTATGATTATTTTTATCCATTATATATTTCTCCTATTTCAATTCAATTTCTCCATAGTTTAATGTATCATCACAAACCATTTTGCAACCGTAAATAGATCCTAGATAAAGCATATCTTTTTCATAATCTTCTATACATACACCCATAACACCCATAATTACATCTGCATTAATTTTAAAAGTTTTATTATTTAATTCTTTTAACCTTAATTGTTTTAAGGCGTTTAGTGTGTTTTTGTTAGCATATATATGAGGATTACGCTCTCTGTTTTCTCTGTATTGTTTAATAGATTTATCCAAATCATCTGTGTTTGTTCTAATATTTATTTGAATGTTTTTCTTATTGTATTTTAAATATTCTTTAACCAATATTTGACCACAAGAACCACCAACATCTCTCGCAGGTGGAATATAATATTCTGTTTTAATTCCATTGTTTTCTAATATTTTCATAATTGATTCTGCTTTGTTTATCGGAGTCTCTGTGGAGTTGATGGTGTTTTTAGAGTTATATCTAATAAATTTAATACATACATCTTTATTTTTAAAAAAGCTAATTAATTTCTTAATGTCTTCTTCTCTATCATTTACTTCATTTATTAATGTATAATGTATTTCTATAGCATTATTTGTTATTTTTTTATAATAATCTAATAATTCCAAAGACTTACTTATTATTTCAGCATTAGGCATCCAATTATGTCGGTCTAAATCGTTTGTATAATGCAATGATAAATGAAGTTTTACATTCAATTTATTATCTTTTATTTTTTTAACAAAATCTTTAAAATGTTCTTCATTATTTTTGGGCATCGAAGTGGCGAGGGCAAATCTAATTTTTGCATAAGAACTGTTTAATAAAATCATTCCTTTAATCAAATTTACTGAGTTTAATAAAGGCTCTCCACAACCCATAAAAGAGATAAGCAACATTTTATCCTTTGATAATTCTAAATCGTTAAATATATAATCAACCATTTGTACTATCTCAATATCTGTTATGTTTCTTAAAATAATTTCTGATGCTATGTCGGTTATATGACAAAACTTACATTTCATACAACGAGAAGTCTGAGTTGGTAAACAGATAATATTTTTACTATCATGCTTATCTATAAACGTTGATTCTACAGCTAAACCTTCTTCTGTAAAAAATATATATTTAATACTGTCATCTATTTTTGATTTAATCTTTTTATGTAATTTCAATAATTTCTCTCCAATAACTATCTAGTTTTTATTCTCTTTCTTCCCAACCTGATCCATCAACTCGTTGTCCACAACAATAACAATAATTAGTAGTTGATGTGTTTATTCCTGATGCTCCACAAGTTGGGCAATCACCTGTTATTAAAAAAGGATGCCCATAAAAATCTCTTTTAACATGTATATTATTAAGTCTCTTAGGAATTCTTTTTTCAAGTGCATCAATAGCAATGTCTAAAGATTTATTAATAGAATAAAAATTTAACCTATTTTTATATTCTCTTATCTTCTTAATTGCTTTAGCTTCAGTTGTTTTCATTTATTCCACCTTTTTCTTTAGTTTTTCTAACCAATCTTTTATGTCTTCGTTTGGAAAATAATCGTATTCTCCATAAGCTAAAGTATCTTGGAAGTCATCTATGAGATTTATAACTTCGTTAATAGTTTGTTCTCTAATTTTCTGAACAGTTTCAATCTCTTTGAAAATTTTATTTGTTGTTTCTTCTCTTTCATAGTTGTTAGTTAAGATATTTGGATTCATTATTTCGTCCATTGTAAATCCAAAACCTGCACAAATTATAGAAAGATATTTCAATACATTTCCACAATCTTCTTTTAAAGATTCTTTATTTATATATTGTTTATTAAATATCCCCTTTTTGATAACACTTGCTACATTACCTGATTTTTCTGTCAACCCAAGCACTCCGTTTAATAATAATCCTGTTGTAGCGTTACCATTATTTTGAGCAAATAAATTGATTTTCTCCATATCGTTATAATCATTTAATTCCATCACGAACCTTTGATATTCGTTTCCATTCATTTGAATTTTCCTCCTATTTATGATTATTCTTTCAATCCAACGATATAATATTTTATTTTCCCGTTATCATACTTCTTGGTTTCTAATATTCCGTTAACATATTCTCCAATTTTATCCGAATATTTATTATATGTATCTCTGTCAGAAAAATTATATTCTATACCCCTATATTCAACAGTAATCCTATAAGTTTCTGGATATGCTTGCGGTAAAACTGTCTTCAAACTAGGATTGTACACCATTGTTGTAAAAGCTTCTTCATAATACTTGTCAATCACTTTTACTCGTACAGTTGATGTTTCTGTACTAATACATTTTGTACAGCCAGTTAATGCCAAAACAAATGCCAATAACATTATTAAGGTGTATAAAAATTTCTTTATAATCCCTTTATTTGTTCTCCTTATAACTAATCTTTTATATATGTAATTCATTCGCCCACTCTTTGATTCCAATGTTCAATAGCTTTTGTCATCACAAAGTTTTCTTCAACTCTGTTTAAATTATATTGAAGTTTCATACAACTGCTTGTACCACCTCTAGCATGACATTTATTGCATCTAACAGAATATGTGGTTCTATCGTTTCTTGTTTGTTTATCAAGTTTTAATTTATTGCTTCCACAAAATGGACAAGGTTTAAGTAGTTCTTTAGAAAAATTATCCATATTTTTACCTCCCTCTATCACATTCATAAAAATTTAAAAACATTTGATATTTATATTCTCTTATCTACCATGCATTATATACTCGGCACCAAGCTCAAGACCTATCTTATAATCGCCATTGTTATAAACCTGAACTCTCATATTGTAGAATTTGTTTTTATTCATTCTTAGCAAATTTTGAAAGATTTTTATACACAGTTAAAGAACCATCCATCTTTCCAGAAAGGTATCCTACACTTTCTCTATCTACTTCTAAGGTTGATCCTAAACGACTAAGTGCTTCTAAATATGCATCAGATAAGTCAAAGGAATCATCAAAGTTATGTTTTCTATATAAGGAATCAACTTCACTTATAATTTCAGTCGTTAATTTCATTAACACAATAGACTTATCTGAACTTTCTTCTATCTCATTATAAATATCCGTTAAATTTTTAAATTTGCTTTGATATAATTCATAATTATTTGTTAACTGTTCCATTTTTTAATTCTCCTTTTATTTATCTGTTTATAACAATTAAAATACCTTCCAAATATAAAGCATAAAAAATAAGATATCCCGCACTAGCTAAAAACAATGTTTTGAATATGAGTTCACATAGACCATCTGTTGACCATTTTACTCCAATAAATAAATTCAAAATTCCTATAATTATCAAAATAAGATTAAAAATATTCATAATTTCACCTTCTAAAAAATATAAGAGTACATTCATTTCTGTACTCTATGAGAGCATCTTTATTCTTCATCATTACATGTTAGAATCGAGGTTTGTTCCAAGGCATTATATTCTCAAATGAGTTTCAGTCTATACGCTCATCGGTTGACTGCCTAGTTATTTTCAGCCTTCACCTTTACCTTTTCACCATCTCAGGCTTTCAGTTCGTTTTACCTCATTTATATATTCTCTACTAGAACAAAGGAAATCTATGTTTCTTGGTAAAAATATTACTATATATAGCGTCCATATTTTCCACAAACACTATATATAGTATGTCATTTACGCCTGATATACAAAACTTGGCATTAACTGTAATTTGAACAGATTTTTCTCATGCATTGAATCAATCTTGCTTATAATTCCAAACAAATCCTTTACAAGTTTTCTGCTTTCCTGAACAACACGCTTGAATACCTTGATGACTTACTCCCAAAGAATGTGCTGCTTCTGTTATACTTTGCCACTCTTTTATAATATTTCCATTTTTATCTTTTTGAAAAATCACAACTGCATTTGTTCTATTTGGAATTGTTGCACGTTTAATTACTTCTTCAATATTAACGTTTCCGTTATTATATGCCCAAGCATATCCACCTGCTGTTTTACAATTACCCTTACAACAATCCGAAATCTGTCCAGATGATATTCCAGTTATCTTATATGCCTCTTCCATACTATTATATTCTCTTATAATATTCTTGTTGGGTATGTCTATTTGGACTACTTTTCTTTTATAAACACGTTTATGCTTTACTTGTAAATCATCCTTTATTTGTTTTGATGAAAATATATAATCATCAAATGTAATATTCTTTTGCAAGAGCTTTTCATAAAACCCTTTTACAATTTTTTCTTTTGTTTGAAAATTTGTATATCTAATAATTAACAATGGAATATTATTTCCACTACAATAATCTTCTTTTAATTTATCCAAATGTTTTCTATGCAAAAAATTTTCCTTCTTTTGCATATCAGACTCACTATTGAATGTAAACGGAAAATAATGCTGTTCTCCATGTAGTTCAATTAAAAATAAGAGTTTCTTATTTTGTGGATGAAAAATTGCAAAATCGAATGGCAATCTTCTTTTATATTTACAATCATCAAACTTATATTGCGTATCAAATATAATTTGTTCATCTGTTAAGAACTGGCTTAATTCGAACTCAGCTACAGAAGATAAACATCCACATGATTTAAGTTTTCCAGAAGTTAAAGACGATGATAAAGCGTTAATTTTCTTACCACAATCACAATCACAACTCCATAATGATCTATGATTTTTTATACCAAGAAATTCTTTTACAATTAATTTTCCAAATCTTTTTCCTTCTAAATTCTTTTGTGGTTTAATATTATCTCTTCTTATACATCCACATGATTGAGTATGTCCTGATTTTAAATGTCCTGCGGCAACTAAAATCAATTTAGGGTTGCCACAGCCACATTTACACCACCATCTCACATGTCCACTTTTATCGTTGTCTCCACGTTTGATGACTGTTAATTTTCCAAATTGTAAATTAGTTAAGTCTTCTGCCATTTTAGTCTACATATCTTTCCATACCTGTTTTATAATAAGGAATAGGCATTCTCTTAAACCGATATTTTTCTACTCGATTATCAATTTTCTTTTTAATATCTTTGTCGTCAATCTCACCTGTTCTAATATATCTATCCATAACAGAGTATTTAAATCCCAATGCATCTTCATCTGTACTTCCGCACAGTCCATCAGACGGAATCTTTTCGATTAATTCATTTGGCAATCCAAGTTCATATCCAATAGCTTTCACTTCTTCTACTGTTAAGTCGCTAATTGGTGCAAAATCTCCAACTGCATCACCCCATCTGGTTTCCCAAGATAGTAATGTTTCTGAAAGATTACACGTATTAGCAACACGACCATTTACTGTCTGTGATACAGCATAAAGAGTAGCCATACGAATACGAGCAGGGAGATTTGTAGAAGTCTGCTTTGACCAATGATCTCCCAACTGTGGTTTAATCTCATGCTTTAAAGTGCGAACTGTATTGCCTATATTTACAACACAACTGTCGATTCCAAGATGGTCTACAAGCATTCGAGAATAATCAATATCAGGCTGTTCTCCCTGTGGCATTAATACACCAAAAACTCTATCCTTACCAAGAGCTTCTACACATAATGCTGCCACAACGCTTGAATCCTTACCACCTGAGATACCAACGACTGCCATACAGTCTTTACCATTCTTCTCAAAGAAATCCTTAATCCACTGAACGCAATCATTAGTTGTTTTCTTTACATCAAAATTACTCATGTCTAATCTCTCCTTTTTCAATTTTCTCAATTAATGTAAGTAGTTCGTTATATACTTGAATTAATCCACCTCTGTCATCAATATAAACATTTGCATAAATCTTTCTTCCTGAAAATGCAACAGAAGCATCACAATTAATACCTCTATGCTTGATATGATTATCATTCAAATATTTTTCAATCATTTCATATTTATCTTCGCCATTACCAGTGAAAATAATTACTTCTGAATAATTCTCCCATCTCTGTAAAAGACGAATGACATTTTTGTATGTCCTGCCCTTCTTGTGAAAATCATAAATTGTATCATCAAAATCCACACAGAAAATGAGCTTTCCATATTTCTTAAACTCTTCTTCTAATCTGTCATAGGAGTTGTTTGCCTGAAGATAAAAATCCATTCTACTTACCTCCGTATATTCTGTTTCTGATATCCGCAAATGTGTCTTCTCTTACTAATTCTCCATCTTTAAATACAGTAGTAAGTAAACTATTATCACTCATTTCAAGTAACTGATCTTGACACTTCAATTCACCATTATCATCGTATACTCTACAACATCCTTTATGAGATTTCTTTAAGTGACTTGTATCTGTCTTAGGATCTTTGAAAATCATTAACTTCTTGTCATCAATTACTCCATAAGTGGCTTTCATAGCAATGCCAAAAGTATCTCTTGTAACTACAACCATTTTACCATTTTCAATAATTGCTGAAAAACAAAAAGCACCTACTCCATAAATGATATTATTAGCTGCGAATCCACGATTTTCTAATTCTTTCCAGATGGTTTCTACATTAGAAAGAGTACAACTATCACCATAGATAATTCCAATGTGAGGATTTAAAACCTTATAACCTTTACTATTTACAGAACCACCAAAAATCTCCCATAATCTTTCAACTGTCTTAACTGAAATCTCTATGATATCACCACTATCTGGACGAACTAAAAGTTTGCCATTATGATTCATAATTTCTTCTTTACACTGTGGGAGAATATTATTTATCATATTCCAATAATCATAAGTATCTGAAACCATGCTAAACGATGTGTTTGGATATAGTTTTGTTAAAAGCTTCTTAACAAATGTAATCTCATCACCATCTATTGAGTAATTAGCCCCCATTACAGAGTGTTCAGTAGACACAGCTCCGATTCCAATACCATTATCGGAACAATCGGCATTGTAATATTTATCAATATAATTAATTGCTGGGATTGTTGATGTTTTATTGAATGAAAGTAGCCAAGAAGCAGAGCATCTTATAGCTTCATCTATACAAGACATACC